GAAGCTGCCGAAATGGCTATGGCTCAATTAGCTTATATTGCTGATAATTCCAAAGACCTTCTTGAAAAACTTCGCGCAAATCCATCTATGGCTGAAGAAATTGAACCTTGGGTTCAAAGCAAAATCACATTGATGGAAGATTATCTTTTCGCCGTATATAACTACCTTGTTTATTCTCAAAAAGAAGATGAAAAAGAAATAGAAGTTGAGAATGAAATGGAAGCTGGTATGCGCGTTCTTAATATAAACTCTTCTTGCAAACATTATAATAGCGAAGGTTTTATAAAAGAAATTAAAGATCTACCAGATGACATGGGCAAAGTAGTTGCTTATGAAGTCATTAATGATGGAACTAATTTCAAAAAGGGCGATATTTTAACAAAAACAATAAACCAAATTAAAATCCTAGAAGGTAATAAATAACATGAAATCTAATCTAAAATTCGATAACAAAAATTTCGTCGCTGAAGTTTCACTTTCAAACATGATTGAAGAAGATGAAATGGAAATGCACAGCGAATATATGAGTGAGTGTATGCTCAAAGATGAATCTTTGGTCAACACCGCTGGAATGAGTACAAGCGATGCCAAATATATGTGTGGAATGTCATATATGAAAAATCGCCCAATGCTCAATGAAATGGCTGGTCAATTAACTGAGAAGCAAAAAACTCTTCCACCAGCACTTCAAAAAGCTATTCTAAAAAGAATGCATAAGAAGGGAGCTTTAAATGATCAAGGAAAGAAAGAAGCTGGTGAATCACCAGAAGCCGAAAAGTCTGAGGCCGCTCAAACAGCAGTTTTCCCTCAAGATCCCGCTCCACCAACAGCTAATATTATGCCCCATTTGACTGAACAAGGACTTGCGGAAGATAAAAAATTAAAAACTTGGCAAGACAATACTGAAACTAATAATGTGCAACTTCAAAGCCCTCGCTTTGAAATGACTGAAAAGTAATAAATAACAAATCCATAAGCCGCTGAGAGATCAGCGGCTTTTTTGTTGACTTCTGCACTTCCATGTGCAATCCTCTGTTGATGGACGAAGAGAAGCCTAAAAGAAAAAGAACAAGAAAAAAAGATTTTTATCTTGTTGATGTGATAGAAAGATGCGTTAAAAACCATAAAGGCAAACCAACTCCTTTTTGGACCAAAGAAATGACTTTTTTAAAAAAGCTGATGAAGCAGTATCCAAATATAGAATTTTGGAAAAAAATTCAGTTAAAACAAGTCGTTTCTCTTGGCGTATTTTTAACGTTTGAAGCTGAGTATCTCAAAGCCAAATATACAGAATTCAATTTTCAACCTGAATTGAAAAATGAACAAATAAATCTTGGAGAGAAGGTGGGAGAAGATTATAATATTACAGTAAAAACTAGAACAATTAAGAATTTTTTAAAATGAGCAAAAAGACTAAAGAAGAAGTAGATAATAACAAGATCACAACATCTCAAGATCAACTGAAAAGTTTTTTGAAGAATAATAAAGAGTCTCATTATAACTTTGAGCCTAGCATAGAATATAAGGTATCAAGTGGAAGTCTGTTGCTAGATTACTTTTTATCTGGCGGACTTGGAACTGGTCTTCACAGATTCTGCGGAATCAACGAAGGCGGAAAGACAAGCTGCGCTCTTCAATTCATGAAGAACTTCTTGGATCAACCTAAGAAGCGCAAAGGCTTTTACATCAAAGCTGAAGGTCGATTGAGCAAAGAAATGATTGAGCGATCTGGAGTTAAGTTCGTATTTAATGAAGACGAATGGATTGATGGCACTTGTTTCGTTTTTGAATCTAATATTCACGAAACAGTTTTCGATGCAATGCGTGAGTTAGTAGGAAAGAATGATGAAAAGATTCAATACTTCTTTCTTCTCGACTCTGTTGATGGGTTGATTAGAAAAGGAGATCTTGATAAGACATTTGAAGAATCGCAAAAGGTAGCTGGTGGAGCGGTTATTGCCGCTGATCTAATGAAGCGTATTTCTATCGCTCTTCAGAAGCGTGGGCATATCGCAGTATTTATTTCTCAAGTTCGTGCTGACATTAAACTTGATCCATACAGTAAAGCTCCGATTCGCCAAACCACTGCTACAGGAGGTAACGCTTTGTTGCATTTTGCTAATTGGATTTTCGAGTTCGATGCTCGTTTCAAGGGTGATTTAATTCTTGAAGATCCTAATGCTTCTTACGATGAACAAAAGAATCCATATCTTGGGCATTTTGTTAAGATCGTCGTCAAGAAATCCCCCAATGAGAGAACTAATTGCACAATTCGTTATCCAATTAAATATGGCAGAAAGAATGGCAGTTCCAATTGGGTAGAAAAGGAAATCTTTGATTTTCTAACTATGTGGGAAATCGCTATTAAAAAGGGAGCTTGGATTAGCTTTGATGAAGAGTTCCTTAACACTCTCAAAGAAGCTGGATTCGCTGACTTTCCTGCTCAGATTCAAGGAGCAGCTAAGTTTGAACAAATCGTAAATGATAACGAAAAACTTAAGAACTTCTTTTTTAAGTACATTAGTGAAAACCTATTAAACTTTGGCGATGGAATTTCTCTCTCTGAGTAACAAAAAGCAAAGATGCAAGAATCTCAAACGATATATAATTGATTGGGATTCTAAAAGCAGAAGCAAATTTCAGACCGATGTGAAAAGCTTTATAAAAAGCTATTGGTCTAATAATGTTGTTTTTGAAGAGTTTCCCATAGTAGGTACTCGTCTGACCTTGGATTTTTATAACGCTAATAAAAAAGTGGCTATAGAAGTCCAAGGCAGACAGCATACTGGATTTGTCAAGTTCTTTCATTCAAACAGAATGAATTTTCTTCATCAGCTTAATAGGGATGAGAAAAAAGAACGTTTTTGTAAACTCAATGATATAATACTTGTAACTATATATGAAAATGATACAATAAATAAAGACCTTTTCGAAAGTCAAGGTGTAATACTATAACATGAAGAAGGATTCACAATCAGAGAATTTTAAACAATTTAAAATTCCTGAAAACTATTTTAATAAACTCTATGAGTTTACTGGTTCTGACGAATCCTCCAAAGGATTTATAGTCGCTTACGTCTCTCAAGATGGATGTCCTATGATTTATACGAAAGTTGCGAATCCCATCGTAGAAATGGGACTCGTCAAAGCCTTGGAAAAATATTTAAACGAAGTAAACAATAGCCAAGATTCCATTGACATGAGCGAAGAAGGCTGATACAGTCGATTCGGAATGATTTACTCGTATGATTTAGAAACCCAATTGCTTGCTGGGTTAATTAAATATCCAGATAGATATGCTGAAGTAGCATCTTTTATCAGCGAAAAAGATTTCTGGAGCGAAAGCTCTAAAATCAATAGAACTATTTTTTCAGTTCTAAAGCAAGCTATCGACAACGGCGAAGCAATTGACGACGTTGTTATTGGACAAAGAGTTAAGAATTATGGAATATCTTTTGAAGACAACATCAATCCAGCGGATTACATTGAATCTCTATCTCTAAAAAAACTATCCGCTGATTCAATAATTAGCGTTGCTAAAGAACTAAAGAAATACACGATTCGTAGAGAAATCGCGCTTTGTGGCGCTCAGATTAATAAGACGATGAAGTCAATGTCTCCATCTTCTGATTACTCTACTATCGTAGAAACTGCCGATAAATTATATAACGATCAAATTAATCTTTATGAGACTGGTGCAGATCAGCCTCAGAATATTTTTGATGAAATGGAGGCTCTTGTTGAAGAGCGTGGTAATAATCCAGTTGGAGAATTTGGATTTGCTGGTCCTCATCCTAAACTTCAGGAAATGTATGGTTCTCTTTTGAGACCGGGGAACATTACTGTAATCGTAGCTCGTTCAGGCGTTGGTAAAACACAATTCTGTTTAGATTTTACAACTAAAGTTTCTGAACAATACAGCGTACCTGTTCTTCATTTCGATAATGGAGAAATGAGCAAAGAAGAACTTATTTTTCGACAATGCTCCGCAATGACGCAAGTTCCAATGCATTTGTTAGAAAGCGGTAACTGGCGCAAAGCTGGCACTGAAATAGTTAGTCGTGTTCGTTCTGCGTGGGACACTTTAAGAAGTCGATACAAGAAGCTTTATTATTATAATGTTGGCGGAATGAATGTTGACTCTCAAATCAGCGTATTGAAGAGATTTTACTATTCAAGAGTTGGAAGAGGCAATCAGCTTATTTTTAGCTTTGACTATATTAAGACTACAAGCGAGTCAAACGGAAACAAAACAGAATGGCAGATAGTTGGTGAGATGGTCGATAAATATAAAAAATGTATTCAAAAAGACATCAAAAGCGACAATGGTCCATGCATATCAATGATGACTTCTGTTCAGTCAAACCGCGCAGGTATCGTCACGAATAAAATGGCAGCAAATGTAACAGACGATGAAAGCATTGTTTCTCTGTCTGATCGAATTACTCAGTTTTCATCTCATATGTTTATCTTGAGAAATAAAACATTTGATGAACTTCAAAATGAATCTGGTTATGGTACTCATAAATTCATCAATGTCAAAGCGCGACATTTGGGAAAAGATATAGCTGGTGCAATTAATCCAGTAAAAATGCCTGATGGAAGTTTAAAGAAAAACTTCGTTAATCTAGAGATTGCTAATTTTTGTGTCACAGAGAAAGGCGATCTCAGAGATATCGTTGATTCCACCAGTGCTAATGCAACCGTAGCTCAAGACTCTAACGACAATGTTCCAGATCTCGCTTAATGATCAGTCCGAAAAGATCGAAAAGATTTTAATCGATCTTGGTTACTCGTTATCAGATAAGGGTAAATATTGGCAATGTAATGCTGTTTATCGCCAAGGCGATAATCGAACTGCTTTGCAAATTTGGAAGAACTCTGGAATTTGGAGAGATTATGTTGCTAACACCACTTATCAACCATTTAAAAAACTTGTTGAGTTAAGCTGCCAAGATGATGCGATAATGCAAAATTTCTTGCAGGATATTAATAACAATGACGAGTCATTTATAAACTTCACGAAAACTCCAAAAATGGAAACAGAAACTTATTATAGCCACGATGAAATTAAAACCTTATTGCCTCATTATGAGTTTTACAATAAAAAGAAAATCTCCAATAATATTTTAAGTCTTTATCGTTGTGGATTCTCAATGTCAGGCAAGATGAATGGCAGATTTGTTTTCCCAATTTTTGATGAAAATGGAAAGGTTGTTGGACTCAGTGGACGACATTTGCTTTGGAAACTGTACTCTTGTTTTCCTAAGTGGAAACATCTTGGCCGCAAGAATAATTGGATTTATCCAATAAATATGAGTTCTAATGACAATGTATTTAAGAAGACGATTGAAGAGAAAAAAGAAATAATCTTGGTTGAAGGCATAGGAGACAGCCTCGCTCTTTCTGAGCAAGGTTACTATAATCACTTGGTTGTGTTTGGATTAGACATAAGCTCCAAACAACTATCTTATCTAATGTCCCTGTCTCTTGATAAAATATTTATTTCTACGAATAACGATTCGGACAAGTCCGAAAATCGCGGCTTGATAGCTGCTATCAAAATCTATTTAAAACTAATTAAATACTTTGATCCATCAAAAGTACAAATTAGACTTCCAATATGCAAAGACTTTGGCGAAATGCTTGAGACTGATATTCCTATATACAAATGGGCCGAAAAGAAGGTTAATGATGTTAATCAAGTAGAATACATTATTAAATATTTATATAATAACAAAGGTGATAATAAACAAATTTCTGTTTTGAAAGATTACCTAGAACAATTAAAGCTTGAAAGAAACACTCTCAGCCAGTAAAATTAAAACGCTAAAATCCTGCTCTTGGCAGTATTGGTGCAAATACGTTTTAAAGCTGCCAGATAAAACTAATTCTGGAGCTTTAATTGGTGATACTGTGCATATTATTCTTGAGTGTCTTGGCTTGTCTCGCCATAAAAAACATTATGATTTGATTATAAAGAAGAAAAATATTTTTGCATCAAAGGCGATTAAGAGAATGGTTCATAAACATATTAAGAGAAAAGACCTTAATATGGAATCTGATTTAGAAAATATTTGTTCAATGGCTTTAAATGGATTGATGTACGATTTTTTCGGCAACAAGTATGGCACTCCAACAGAAGTCATTTCAGAAAAAGATTTTGAAATCACAGTTCAAGAAGAAGACATTAGTTATAAAATAAAAGGTTTCATCGATAAGCTTTTTATTTATGGCGATCATGGAATTGTATTAATTAGAGACTTCAAGACTAATAAAAAGAAATACGAGGGCAAA